GAAACGGCGAAGCATCACCAGATTTTTGATGGTTATAAAAAAGGTTGGTTTGGGAGAAGGCTCAGCATTACCTGTTGGGGTGCCTGTTCCGTGGCCTTCAGCCACTCCGCCAACAGGCTGGCTGAAATGCAATGGTGCGGCTTTTTCTGCTGAAGAATACCCGGAACTGGCAAAGGCTTACCCGACAAATAAATTGCCTGATTTACGCGGTGAATTTATTCGTGGATGGGATGATGGGCGCGGGGTGGATTCCTCTCGTGGTTTGTTGACATCTCAAGACCATTTATTTGCTTCTCATGGGCACTGGTTTGACCAGTACTATGCGCTAAAAAGTTTTGATCCAACGGGAGGTCGGTTCGTAGTTACGGCTGATGCTTTCGGGGAACTTATTACGGCAAATTCAATTTCTACGGTATCGGTTGGTGGTTCTGAAACCCGGCCGCGCAACGTCGCATTTAACTATATCGTGAGGGCAGCCTGATGAATAAAGCCGTATTAAATAACGAACTCATTGCCATAAAAGCGGGAGACATTATCATTTATAATTATGATGGTGAAACGCGTGAATATATTTCTACATCAACTGAATATCTCGCTGTCGGCGTCGGTATCCCGGCATGTTCTTGTTTGGATGCACCAGGTACACATAAAGCTGGTTATGCAATCTGTCGCTCTGTAGATTTAAATTCATGGGAATATGTGCCAGATCATCGTGGTGAAATCGTCTATAGCACCGAAACAGGAGAATCGAAAAAAATCACAGCTCCGGGTGATTATCCTGAAAATACAACCACTATCGCCCCGTTAACGCCATACGATAAATGGAATGGTGAGAAATGGGTGACAGATACCGAGGCACAGCACGGCGCAGCAGTAGATGCAGCAGAAGCACTGCGCCAGTCGCTGATTCATACTGCAATGGCCTCCATCAGTCTGATTCAACTGAAATTACAGGCCGGACGGAATCTGACGCAGGCAGAAACAACCCGCCTTAACGCTGTGCTGGATTACATTTACGCGGTGACGGCAACAGATACCAGCACCGCGCCGGATGTCATCTGGCCTGAACTGCCGGAGGCGTAGGCCATTCAATATCTGGCGCACCGGAAGTATCGATCAGCTCCAGTGCGTCCAGATAATCCAGCCACAAATTATATTGCGCCAGTTCATCATCTTTCAGACGACCAATAGCGGCTTTACCGGGCCATTGCTTACTGTTCATGTATTCGTTGGCCTGGTTAATTAGTAGCTGTCTTTCTGATTCAGTAATTTCAATAAGCTCTTCATGCGTGGGTGGAGGAATATCTGCCCACGCAGGCATCCCATCATCTCCGGCAATACGGATTTTTCCTTGTGGCGGTTCAGCCATAAACTCACTGATAATATTTTGATTCACCTCCTTTGCATCTGATAAATCCCATCCCTCTGATTTATATTTATCAATCATATCCACAGGGAAAAAAGCATTATTCCTTGCGCTATAAACATATTCGTTCATATAAATCACCCTGAATAAAATTACTCACCAACAGCCCACCAACTGTAATTCATCGATACTGTGGAACTGGTTGATGCAGTTCTGTAAGCGGAATTAAAACCGGTTAATGTTGGGCCTTCTGCGGTCATCACGAATCCCCGCCCAGCACCTAAAGGCGCACCACCATCACCAGAATGAGTAAGCATGGCGCAGTCCACTTTTTTAGGAAAAGGGATGCTGAATGTAATTCTCATTGTTTGCGTCGATAATGTCGGCGTAACCGCACCACGACCATATTGCAGGATTTTCCCGTTGGGTAATTTCATCCATCCATCACCACTGGCAAAAGAGGCCATGTCCGGTATCTGATTTTCCCCTGTCCCCACATCCCGTTTTGCCGCTTCTCCCAAACCAAGGTTTGTGCGAGCGTCTGCGGCATTCGTTGCGCCGGTTCCGCCGTCTGCGACAGTAACCGCACCGTTGCTCCCTTTCTGCGCAAGTTTACCGATGCCTGGGATGGTTACGGCGGTGCCGTTGATGGTAACTGTGATGCTTTGGTTTGCTGAGGTGGTGGCGAACGTCTCCCACGCGCCAATATTCTCGTCGTACTCTTTGATGAGCTGTGACATGGCCTGCGCCAGGCCGTCGACTGAGATATTGTCCGACACAAGGATTCCATACTTCTGGCCGCTCAGCGCCGGGGAAACTGCTGGCGTAACCGTCATTGACGTGGCGCTGTTCACGGATGAAATCTGAAACAGCTGCACCGGGTTAGACATCACGATAATCGTCTGGCCAGCGCGGACCTGGCTGGCGGGAGCTGTCCAGTTTGTGCCGGAGCCGGTTGCGGTATTTCCGTTAATAGAGATAGTTCCGGTGCTATAAATCATAACAACTCCTAAATTTAGACAACATGAAGCCCGGAGAGGTATATAACCCTCACCAGAAATAATTTCTGAATTGGTTTTTAATACATGTTGGGCAACGCCAGTGTTGGCATAGCTATAGTTGTATCAAATGCCATTGACCACCCACCCAAATAATAATTGCCGACTACTTTATTCCTTTCCGCTATGACATTCCCACCTGTCATTACAATTCCTTTATACCTAATATTTCCGTAACCACCAACGTGTCGACAGTTAGCCCCGGTATAAACAATCTGGCAAAATTTATCACCAATATTCAGGTTCGCATTGGTGATATTTATTGTCCCATCAAAAATGAATGGCTTCGTGCAAGTAAGAAGACGTTTGCGTTGACGATTGGTTTATTCAATCCATCAACTAAAATACCATGTAAACGAATTGCCATAACATTTCCCACTTTATTTGACTTACTCAACACAACAAGTATATTAAAATTGAACCTTGTCAACAACACAAAGGAGTCCAAATGAAACTCGCTCTAATTATGCTGCCATTATGTCTGTCCCTCACTGCATGTGGTAATGGTTTAAATACCGGTAAACCAAATTCCGGTGTCATTCCAAAACCTTTGGATCGAGATGGTAACGGTTCTTTAATTTATGATACCGAAAACCTTCCAATGACGGGGCAGTGGTGTCACGAGATTGATCACGAATACCGACGAATCGGTAGCCCTTCTAACTGTGTTATAGACTACTAAATATTAACCCCTAAAAAGAGGGGTTAATATTTTAACCTGTGAATGAACCAGATCCGTGTGATACTATGACAGTAGGCGAATAAATGGACGCGCCTCTGTTATTTTGAGCGGACACTTTAATACGTACTGTTACGCTTGGACCTGTTACAACAGCAGAATGCATAATAAGTCTCTCCACGTCTTGCACAGATGAACCACTCTCATTGCCGTTAATATTGATTAGTCCTGCACCATTACCTTTAACGTTTGCTATAACACAGACGTGTCTTGCGTGCCCAGAACTGGATGAATCCGTATAAGTTATTACCTTTTCTAAAAGACCGTCACTAGACCGACTAACGTTAGTTCCGGTGTGCATATTTGCAATGTCCCCGATAAAACTTTGGGCTTCCACAGTCCCTTTGAATTTACCGCTTGTTGCTTGGATCTCACCAGTAAAGCTACCGCCACTAGCATATACTACACCTCTGACGGTCACATTGTTGAATTCAGCATCTCCAGCTTTATTCAACTTCCAACCAGCAGAACCAGCTGCATAGTTGTTGGACTGGATATAGTTGCCGATTTTGGCGTTCTCAATGGTGCCGTCCTGGATGAAGCTGGCCCGGATGAATGTCTGCCCGTTCTGGATCACGAACGGCAAAGCTACGCTATTTCCGGCTGCCGTGGTGACGGCGAAGCGGTCAGCCAGGAAGATAACCTGCGACTGCATGCCGGATGGCGTATTCTCCACGCCGATACCCATCCCCGTGGCGTAATACTGCCCGTTGCTGGAGACACCAACCTTGATGTTGTACATCGCGCTGAGGTCGCCGTTTACGTTCGCTATGGCCTGAGCGTTGGTGGTGATGGCTGAGGTATGCCCGTTCACCGTCGCCGTGATGCTGTTTACCTGCGTGGCCATAGCCTGCTGGTAATCGGAGAACGTCTGGTTCAGGCTGTTGATGGATGCCTTGTTGCCGTTAACGTCCGTCTGCAGGCTCAACAGCGAGCGCGCCGTTGCCTCCCTGTCGTTGACAATCACTTCATCAATGCGGTCCAGATTCGCGCTGTTGCCGGCGACCGATGCAGAAAGGGTTTTACGCGTGGCCACCTGAGCGAGGTTGGCCTGGATTATCGCAATTGCAGAGTTCTTCACCCCGCCCGTCATGCCGTCCATAGAAACGCTGATGTTGTCGATTCGCTGGCCCAGGGCGGTATCAGCCGTCGCAACGGTCTGCTCAAGCTGACTGAGTGAAGACGAAACATTCCCGACCGTGCTGGAAAGCTCATTAACGCTGGTCTGAACCTTCCCGACGTCCTGGGCATTTTTGGCGATATCTTTCGCTTGCTGCTCCAGTTCGTCGTTGGCCTGTTTGATATCGTTAGCCATGCCAGCAATTTTTTCGTTGCTGTCCACCGCGTTCTCGATCAGGTCTTTGAACGTTTCCGACTCTTTCATATCCTCCAGAATGTCATTAGTTATTTCGCTGACATCTATCGAGGACGTGCCCATGATCCAGTCGGTCCAGTCCCCGGCGTTACCGATACGGTCAATCAGGCGCGCGCGGTACCACTGGCGAACGCCGGCAGGCATGGGGCCATGCTGATAATCTGCAGCCGGGTACGGCACCAGGACCAGCAGTTCAGGATTGGCGTAGTCGGCAGTTGTGGCGCGCTGAATCTCTGTATAGGCCGTGTCGCCTGAGCCATCCGGAAATTTCCAGGTCAGGTCGATATGCCAGACCACATCTTCGGTCGCCAGGAAGTTGAGCGGAGTACCCGGTTTTCCCGTTTTACCGGAGAGATAAGTTGTTTCACCGTATCCCCATGGTGACGACGTATCCTGCGCATTCAGCGCCCGTACGCGCACGTCATAGCTGCCCGAATAAATGCCCTGAACCGAGAAACCCTGCGCGCTGGTAACCGGAACGTTTATCCAGTCCCCGTTGTCCTTACGCCACTGGGCAACATACCGGATTGCGCCCTCTACCTTATCCCATGACACGTCCAGGCTTGCTACAGTCAGCCCCTGAGACACATGATCGCTCTCAGTCACCACGATATTCTTCGGAGCAGACAGGACGCTTATCGGCGTGACGGTGATCGGGGGAGACTCGACCCGAACGCCGTCATCGATGTAACGATATTTGTTTGGATCGTGCTGAACGGCCGTAATAGTGAAACCGCCTGTACTGTCGTCGTTAGCCGCGATTGAGGTGACCCTGAAGTACTGTATTGCGAGGTTATCACTGTCTATCGCCCAAACAGCGCCCGCCACAGGAACCTGACTGAATGCCGTAGCCACCGTCACCGTTTTTTTATCGGCGCTCACCGCGCTGATTGTCCGCGTCTGGGCTTTTCCGTCGGGAAGGTTAACCACCAGCCGGTCTTTCGCCGCGTAGTCTATTTCTCGATCGAGGGTAATTTGGCGGCCGTTGGCCGCGCTTATACGGCCCCCGTTCTCCTTACCAGAGCGGAAAGGATCGGCGACACCGATAATTTCAGCGGGCAAAGGGATATAACCGTCCAGCCCCACGCCAAACGATACGGTCCCGTCTTTGGCATTGGAGAGCAATACCCAGCGACCGCGTCGGTGCGCTTCACTTTGCGAGGTGCAGCCGATTGCGGTCAGGGACGTCTGCCGGACGTCGTAACGTTCTACAAGCGCCGAATCGTAAACCCCCTCAACGGTATCGCTGTAATGGTTCTGCGGATCGGACCAGGACACCAGGCAGGAGCTGTAGCGATTCTTGTATGAGCCGCCCGCATAAGTAAACAGCCCATCGATAACGTTTGAGACGTTATAAACCCAGTCAACATCGTCCTGCGGGACGTCTGCCTGGACATAAATCTGATCGTTGCCCCAGAACGTTATTCCACGAAATACCGCGGCGAGATCGTTAAGTACCTGCCAGGCGTCCTCCTGGCTCTGAATGAAAACGTTGCAGGTGAAACGCGGTTCGGTGCCACCGGCCCCGTCGGAAACCATTTCGTCACAGTACTGGGCGATTGAATACAGCGCCCACTTATCCACCATGGACGCATCCACGCGCGTGCCCATGCCGTAAATTTCATCCAGAACCAGATCGTAAAAGATCCAGGCAGGGTTATTGGACCATGCCATTTTGAACCCGCCGGACCATGAACCAGAATAGGTTCGGGTTTTCGGATCGTAATTATCCGGAACCTTAATCAGCTTGCCTTTTATCTTACAGGTCACTTTCGGCGCGCTGCCGTTGAATTGGCTGCTGTCCACTTCGACATACAGGAGCGCTGTTAAAGGATAACGAAGCTTGCTGTCGATGACTTCCGCATACGAAAACACCTTGAAGGCGTTAACCAGTTTCGAATTTGATCCGCTGGCATCAGCCGTAATACGCCTGACCCTGACAGACCAGCCGGACGTGGATTTTGGCAGATCGATACGGTGGTCACGCTGATATTCCGTCGTGGTCTTTCCGTCAAACTTGCCGTTTACAACCGTTTTCCAGGCGCCGCCGTCCGTTGATAAATCGATCGCATACTCGGTGACCGTGCCCACCATATCGCCATTATCTTTATAGAGATACTGGACCGGAAGGCTGAGCTTGATACGGATGGCATCCAGGGAAAGGTTTGTAAACTGGCGCGTCCAGGGCGCGGTGGTGGTGACAGTTGTGCCCACGGCCAGCTCGTTGTCGACCTGGGGCATCCCGGCAATATAGGTCTGGTCCTGTGTGCCCTTGCGGAACTCCCATTTCACGCCGCTGAAGTTGTATTCCCCGCTGTCGTTTGCCAGCGGCGTATCGTTGAGAAAAATGTTCTGAGCGGTCAGGTCGCCCTGTATTTCCCCCTCAGAAACGGCAATGAGCATTTTTAATTTTGCGACCGACAGCAGATCGTCAGGCTGCTCAACCGGAGTATGTGAACTGCCACCTCCCCCTTTGGCACCCTGCAGGATGGTTTCTTGTTTAAGAAGCTGCATTTTTTCACCCATAAAAAAAGGTGCCGAAGCACCTTTAAGTTAGTGGCCGCTGGCCTACTGCTGATCGCTCGAGTACATACCGGCGCTGACTATCGCTCCCCCTGCCTCAGTCAGACCGTAGGCCAGGGGGACAGGATGCCCCATAGCGACGGTATTGACCGGCGCCCCGAAGGCGTAGTTAGGCGTGTTGTCCGTGCTGGAGGATTTACCCGCGCCGAAGGATGGCTGGGGCGTGAGCATCTGGACAACGCCCCCCAGCATCATCGACACTCCGACCCCTGTCAGAATTGACGTGGCGCTGATAGCTGTTGCACTCATCGCCGCGCCCCAGGCTGCCATGCTCGCACCAGCGGTAAAGAATGCAGCGACCAGCGCAACAGCCCCGACAACTATCTGCAGGACGCCCGAACTTTTGGCCCCCTCATAAACGGGCACGATCCGGTACACGCTTCCACCGCGGGTCATATCAAACTCTTCCAGCCCGATATTGTTGCCACCGTTAAAAAAGGCGAAACGGATCCCCTTCATATGAGCTTCAGACATATATTTTTTGAATCCGGGAACCTGTGAACACATGGCCCTGAGCATCTCGCGCAGGTCGGCAACATCAAACTGAACGCGTTTACCGAATTTTTTTGCCATTTTACCTTCGAGAATAAGCGTCTTAACCATGCATTCTGTCCTTATGCCTGACCACCCGGACCGTTCTGTCGCGATAATATTTTCCATAAGGCGTTCGCGAAGAAAGGTGCCCGAAAAGATGATGGAGAATGATGTTATCACCCACATATACCGCGGCGTGATTAGTCACCGATGCCTGCACACTCATCATGATGATATCTCCGGGCTGCATTGCACCGGCGGCAATCTCAACGAATCCCTCACGCTCCCAGTTGTCGTCGTAGAGACGCTCCTTGCCGCTCTCCCACCATTCGTAAGGTACTGAATAATTGCCGAGAACAATGCCGTATTCGCGCAGATAAAATTCACGGATAAGCGACCAGCAGTCGGCGTAACCCAGCACCCACTGCCGCCCGGCATAATCCCGGTCTTCACGCGGGGAAATCGTACAAAAATCCCCGTCCGGCCAGGACATGATCCCCCACTCAATCCCCGACCAGTCGCACTGGATCCGGTCCAGCTCTGAGGGCACCAGCCGAACCACATCCGGATGGGAATGAATGAGCATGATGATCTCACCGCGCGCGCGGGCAGCGAGCTGGTCTTCCGGGGAGAGCGTGAATGTCTCCTCGGGTTTATCGGCAATGTTGCGGCAGGGAATAAAGATTTGTTGCTGGCCTGACTGAACAATCAGGCCGCAGGCTTCTTTGGGGTATTCAGCAGCGACGTGCTGACGGATAGCATCCAGCAATTTTTCACGCATTTTTATTTCCCCTGCAGGTTTGCAGCCGGAAAACCGCCGAACGGCAGCGGCGCATCCGGGCCGTGACGATCCTGACAATCCTGCCGGCGGCCGCCACAAACATCTTTCGACGGGTCATCGGTCGGTGTACCGTCTTTGGTAAAGTATTTCGTGCCGTTGTAATCGCATCCGGTCCCGCTTCGGTACCAGCCCCGCATACACCAGGTGCAGACAGGCGTAATCTGCCGTGTCGGCAGCTGCAGGCTCTGAATATCGAAAGGAGAACACAGCTCGAAATCAACCTGTACCCGCGTCTCTGCGGTTTTAGCATTGACGTAAAAGAGCTGTAAGCGCTCATCGGCCGGGCTGGCACCCGGATTACCGTTTTTCCAGTTGGCGGCATCGAGATACTTCGAAAGCGTGGTATGGATTTTGACCTTAGCCCTGACCATATCGTCATATTCAAGACACAGCGCGGTGACATAGTTTCCGACGTTCCCGACGGACAGCGTGGGCGTTGGCTGGGAACCTGTACTCGATAACTCCATCCCCTTAAGTTCGTAGGGATGGGGATCGTACTGGTTTCCCTGCCAGATAATGGCGGGCAGATTTTCTGCGGCGAAGGCTGCCCACCCCTCTTCCTGAATATTGTGCGCATGAAAACGCAGCACCTGATCCATACCGAATTCAGTGCCGTCGATCTCAATCAGCTGAATAACGCTGCCGGGCTCAAGCTGTTGTATGTCTGCCGTAAAACTCATACTCCCCCCATAAAAAAAAGCCGCCCGGAGGCAGCTTTCAGTGTTTTTCGAGAAAATCAGGGCGCGAACGCCTGTTCAAAAGTGAAGGCCACAGTGGCTTTTTTCCCGGTAGGGAAAGAAACGCTGAACGAATCGGCCTTCATTCTGAACAGCTTTTTTTCACCCCATGGAGTGGTCCACCAGAACGATTTAGTAACGTGAGACATCAGGAAAGCGCGCAGCGCAGCCGCCTCCTGTCTGGTGCCCGTCCAGTCCAGGTTCCACGTTTCCTGTTTGTCGTTGATCCCCATCCCCGCTATCTGTTTGTAGCCATCCCCGAACTGGGCCTGCAGCGTTCGGGCTGTTTCAGTGCCCTGCGCTGTTTTTCGCGTGCGCCAGGTAAACGTGTCCGTCACTGTGTCCTCCTCGAATAAAGCACGCCGCCCGCGGACATTTCTTTTTTCAGTCGCTCGGTGATTGTCTGCTGAACAATCGCCTGCAGCTGTTTCGCCGTCCCCGTGGCGTTCGCCTGATTTATGCTTCCGTCACTCCCCTGCTGGCTGATGCTGACTGGGGCATAAACACTGATCCCGCCCATGCCAGCACCGGCTGCGTTCCCGCCGCCGACCAGACCACCCGAGGCATACCCGCGCATCAGGCGATAGAGATTAGCCACGCCGATGCGGCTGGTTGATTCTTTGGTGAAGACGAATTCCCCGCGGTGAACGATACCGGCTGGCTCGTACTTGCCGCCGTGCCCGGTAAAACCGCCCACGTCAAAACCCTGTGGCCGGTATGACGGGACCGCGAATGACTGACCGGCAGAGGAGGTTTTCGCCCCGCCGCTAACCCAGCCCATTGCACTCTGGATGGTGTAAGCCACCAGCAGCTGGTTGATAACGGACACAATCATTTTAAGGATCGAGCTGGTGAATTCCCTGAAGCTCGCCTTCCCGGTTGTCGTCAGGCTGGTAAGCTGGCCCGCCAACCCGCTGAACGTAGCCTGAGAAATCTGCTGAACGGAGCTGAAAACGTTTGTCGCTGAATCCTGATATTCGGCCCAACCCTGTTTCGCACCGGCCAGCCAGTTTGCACGCAGGGCATCTTCAGCTTCGAACGTCGCCCTTTGCTCTTCCAGAACCTTTTGCTGCGCCTGAGGGTTGTACGAATAGCTTTCGCTGAGACGCTGCAGCGTAGTTTGTCGCCCGGCTTCCCGGGTGGATAACCCCTCAGACTGAGCCTGCAGGCCCGCCCTGGCGGCTTTTTGCTGCTGCTCAAACTTCACGGCCTGATCGGCCAGCTGGTTGAGCTTTTGCTGGCTGGCAACCTTATCGCCCAGGTCGGCCAGCTGCCGCTTGTACTCGAGCGTTTCTTCTTTGTGCGCCAGCAGGGATTTTTCCTGCGCCGTAAGCTGACGACGCCCAGCGGCCTCCTGCAGAACGGTGAACTGATTTTCAGTTTGCCAGAGATCCTGACGCTGTTTACTTATGACGTCGTTCACGCTGGTATGCTGCTCAAGCGTTTTAAGCTGGGCCTGAAGGGTGAGAAGTTCGGCCTGCGCCTTTTCCTCGGCTTTGTCCCCGGCGGGCGTTGAGTAGCTTTTGCCTTTCGGTGTTTTTGGATCCTTCCACTGCTTTTCAATCCCGGCGCGGGCCGCGGCAATGTCCTTTTCAGTCCACAGCGTGGCGACACCGTCTTTCGCATCCTGGCGGTTTTTCTCAATAAGCTGACTGAGCTTTTTCTCTGCTGAAGCCCGCTTTTCTGCCGCCGTCGCGCCGGACTCCACCAGCTGGTTAAACTGCTGCTGGCTGCGGATTGCCTGAGCCTGCTGGTCCGTTCGCATTTTTTCCCGCGCGGCTGCCAGCCCTTCCTGGGCGTATTGCTGATCGGCAAGATCGTAAGCCTGCTTTTTCAGCTCCACCTGCTGGCGCGCGTTTCTCAGCCTTTCCGCATCCGCTTTCTGCAGAACGTTGTTACCGGCATAATCCGGGTCGACCTTAAGATTGCTGGACAGCGCGCGGTACTCTTTCTCTGCTGCCTGCCACTCAGCAAAAGAGTCCTGGCGCTTCATCGCGGTGTCAGGATTACGCCCGACGCCCAGCATCGCATCCCACGCACCGGAGGCGGCATTCTTCACCCAGTTCCAGGCTTTTTCGAGGGATCCGAGATTATCCTCGACCGCACCGGCGCGCTGAATGACCGCGTCGGAATATGCCCGCATGGCCAGCTCGGCAGCCTTCTGAGAATCCCCCAGCGCCTGAGCAGAAGCTATCTGTTCATACTGGGTGGCTGTCAGAAAATGAAGGGAATCGTTGAGCGTCGCGACCGCGTTAACCGGATCATCCTTCAGGCGTTTAAACTGATTTATGGTTTCGTCAACGGCCTGCCCGGTAGCCTGCTGCAGCCTGGCGGCAACATTGCTGACCATGCTGACGTCATTACCGCTGAACGCGCCGCTGCCAACGACCTGCGCCAGCACGCCTGCAGCGGCATGCTGAGTGATGCCATTACCTGCCAGCGAGCGCGCCAGCGCCTGCAGCTGCCCTGACGTTTTCCCCGCGTAGTTCCCGGTCAGGATCAGCTGCCTGTTAAATTCCTCAGACTCTTTGCTGCCGTCGTACCAGGCCTTACCCAACCCGAATACCGCCGCGGCAATCCCTCCGACCATGCTGGCGATCCCAAGACCGCGCAGTGACAGAAGCTGGTCTATCCACCCTGCCCGGTTAGCCAGCGTGATCCCGGAGCCGCGCAGCGCGCCGAAGTTACCGCGCATGACCTCGCCGATCAGTATTCCCAGTTCCTGCCGGGCGGCGGCACTTTGCAGCCCCAGACCGTGCGTGGCGACTTTGGCAGCTTCGAGCTTGCGGATATAGACTTCAGCCGCATCGCTGGCACCGACCTGCGCCGCCTTCATGCGCAGTAGCTCGGTACCGGAGAGCTTTTGCTCTGCAACCTGTTGCTTCAGCTGGCTGAGGAATCGCGTGCGCGCTGCGGCCGATTTTTCCTCCACGATCTGCAGTTCTTTTTGACGGGCCGTGGTGCGGGAAATAAGGGCGAGATAATCCTGCTGGGTTATGTTGCCCTGTGCCCTCGCTGCGCGAAAGCGCGCCTGCACGTTCGCAAGCGACTGTGTTTCACCATTGAGCTGGCGTACGCCGTCGATCTGGCGGAAAAATGATGCCGCAAGTTCATCCTGTCGACGGGCAAGCGCAGCGGCCTGCCCGTCATTCTCACGCATGCGCTGATTAAGCTCGGTCACGCGGCGGTGAGTTTCATCAACGGACTTTGAAACGTTCTGCCAGTCTTTGGTAAGCCCTTCCGTTGCGGCCGACTGGCGGGATTTCATATCTGCGGCAGCCGCCGCGCCAGCGTCGCCCACGGTTTTAAACGCAGCCGCCTGCCGCTCTGAAGCGCGCTGCATTCGCGTCTGGACTTTTTCAGAGTCCTCAGCCATCCCGGTTAGCTGGCCCTTTATGCGGGCAACCTGCTCACTAAACGTGGCGCTGTCGACGTCAAGGTTGATGACCAGATCGCTAATCTGCTGGGCCATATCGGATACCTCCTGTTATCCCCTCAGCTGCGGCCATCAGCGCATCATCATCCGGCTCGTCATCGCTGATGACGATACCGGAAGGAGAAAGCAGGCTGAAATGTGCGGGGGTAAGTTCCGGGTCGCGGAAGAAAAGAGTGGAGATGGAATAAAGCAGCTCTGAGAAATGCGCATCGAGCTGAGCGTCCTGAAAATAATGCTCCCGGTAGAACTGGTGCCAGTCGCCCAGCTCAGTGGAAGTCATTCCAGCCAGCATGGCGCGCCAGTCGGGTCGCCCGAACTCGCGCGCCAGATTCAGGACAAACTTCAGCTCGCTGGCAAGGGCTTTTCCGCCGCAACGGGTTCTGCGCTTTCGGCCTCCGCTGGGGCATCCGGATCGGCAGCTTTGTCATCCTCAACCGGAACGAGCATGCCGGAGAGCAGCTTTATTTCCATTTCTGCTTTACCGATCGCCTCCGGCGGCCAGCCGCTAAGCACCTGCTGGTAAAGCGTCTCCACATCCGTGCCAGCCGGATCGTTATGCCACAAAGACATCGCAATCAAACGCGCACCGCAGCGAATATTTGAGCCAATCAGCCTGGCCGTCATTTCCTGATCGCTGATGCCGTCGCTGTCAGCGCTGACGGCCTTTTCCTCTGCGGCCATAAACGTGATGTACTCAATACGCTGAAGCGCCGACAGCTCGAAGATGGTCAGTGATTCTTTTTGCCAGGTGAACTTCTCTTTTTTCAGAAACATGCGTCCTTCCTTACGCTGCAGTTACGGTAACTTTGCAGACCGCAACGAAATTACCGTCGCTGGTCATAACAATAACGTCAGCGGTGCCTGCCGCCACGCCGGTGACGGTGATCGCATTACCGCTAACGGTGACCGTTGCTTTTGCCCCGTCTGAGGTTGCCACACGGAACGCGGTATCTGAGGCACTGGCTGGGTTAACCGTCACATTGAGCGTTGTGGTTGCGCCGACGGCCACGCTTGCCGTGGCTTTATCGAGCGTAACGCCTGTCACGGGGATATTCGGGGTCCCGCTTTCTTCTGCCAGTTCCGGCTTGCCGGTATTGGTAATTTTCGCTGTACGGGTTATGACCTCTTTTGCCGGAATGGCTTTACCCAGGCTGCTGCACCAGCCGCGGAAAACGTCGACGGTACCGTTCGGGTATTTGATTTTGTAATAGCGTACTGAGCCATCAATAAACCATGCGACAAGGTCTTTTTGCCCTTCTTCGCCCGGCTTCCAGGCGAGGGTGAACGAGGTATCGCCAGCAGATTTTGCCCCCTGGGCCGTCGCGTTCCAGTCGGCATCCTCGTCGTCGAGGTAAGTGTCGTCATACGATTCGGCGGTCATTTCGCCCGGCGTCAGCTCTTTAATTTTCGCCAGGCGGTTCCAGTCGATATCCGAGAGTGGGTTAGCGAAAGCGTTGCCCGTTCCGGTGTAAAGCCAGAGGGTGGTACCGGCACCTTTCACAGGGGCCAGCGGGTTTGGAGTAGGCATAAGTACCTCTTAAATTGAATAGGTGATTAAGTACGTGAAATCGACTGAACCCCAGGTGGCCATTTCATCATCCCGCTGATAGTCATAACCCTGCGGGGTGAACGTCTCGACCAGTTCGGTCAGACCTGGGATGAAGGCCATTGCCGGATACACTTTCTCTTCCATCCAGGAATCAAGCGCGCTGTCGGGGCTGGAGGCTTTAAGAAATACCTCGATGTGAACAACCGCCTGCCACGAATCTTCGTCAAGCGAATCGCCGGTGTACTCCGCGTCAGAAAGGTATACAGCCACGGCAGGGAGATCCTGCTCTTCAAGAAAAACAGGGCGCCCGTCAAACCAGGTGACCGTGTCGGTGATCTCGGCTTTCAGTTTGGCCAGAATGGCTGCACGAATTGCGCTGTGTCTGTTCATCGCTTCAGGTGGATCCTCAGTTGGTTTTTCAGGGCTGCGGAAAGTTCTTTGGGCATATCGCTTTCAATAAGGCGCTTTGAAATAGCGGTGAAGGCCACGGTGAGCGGTGTCTCAAGAGGAACTTTGACCACATCAATCGGATAACGGGCCTGACCTACGCGCCGCATGACCTGCCAGCGCCCGTTCGCAAGCTGTTGGATAAAAGCGTTACGAAAGGTATAGGGCCCGATTTTAAGGACGCTGCCCGCTCCGTTTCTGGCCCCTTTTTTACGCGAGAGCCTGACGCGCGCCGTGCCGAGCTTTATCGCAGGAAGATTACCGCGGTTGATTTTTATCGACGCGACCTGGCGATCGTGACGGGCCTTGCGCAGACGGGAACGCTGGCGGACCAGACGAACCGGAAGCCCCTTTTTCCGGTTATCATCAACTGTTGCTTCTTTCGCTACAGCTTTGCTCCCCTGGCTTATCGTTCTTCTGGCCACCCTGTTAAGTGCTTTTGCGGTTGCCTCAGGAACGATTAACCGGCTGAGGCTGTTCAGGTTCTGAATAGCCCTTTCCAGTCCTTTCACAGACATAGCGCCTCCTCATTCGAGATGGATGCGGGGTTTTCCGTTGAACATGTCATAGCGGGTAACGATCAGGTTCTTACCGTCGTAGTCGACGCTGTCGTTTCGGCGTGGCTGGTAAAGCTCAGAGAAAACCACCAGCGAAGTACCTGTTCCCGACAATGGCCCCATTTCCTCGAGTTGCTCGGCGGGAACAACGTCATAGCTGCTGCCATTGATGATCGCTGTCTTTCCCATCTTTTTTATAGTGGCCGCGTCCATGCGCGCCGCCATCCGGTCAAAGGAGTTAGGCATTGATCTTAACTTCAACAACGGTGGTGTTTGCCCCTGCATCTTCCCAGGCGATGCCCGCGGCAACGGCGTCCGTTTCTTCGATCGTGATTTTGCCGTCCTTCAGATACACCTGCGCCCCGGCAGTAACCGCATCTGCGGATACTTTTGGCAGGAGGAAAACACCCTCAGTAAAACCGTCCCCGGTATCGCCAGCCGGGATATCGGTAATTGCCACCGCGATAAGTTTTCCAACAACAACCGGGTCGCCGCTGTGAACATCGGTTGCACCACTGTTTACCAGAGGGATCGTTTTCCCGTCCTGCGCATAGTTCTTAGCCATAACTTCTCCATTCAGCCCCTTTCGAGGCTGGTTTCAGGTATAAAAAAAGCCCTTACGGGCGTCTGTTTGTCAGGACTGTTTTTTACTGACCAGAGGATTTGGTCATGCCGCGATAGTCCAGCGGCGCCACGCCAGCATCAATACGCACTTTCGTGGCGATACCATCAGTGGTGAAGCCTTCCTGCTGATCGATGTATGGCGTGTCGACGCCGTTGAGATAAGCGACCTCAATGGTGTCGGTGCCCTTCGCGGCAGCCAGATACCAGGCTTTCGCATCAGCTTCATCCAGACGTGGTTCGGCAATGACTTCTGCAAAGTTCTGGATAGGGTTAACGATCCCGGCATTGATGTCTGCACCTTTAACACTGGCCGACTTGATGGTCTGATTTGCCAGAGTTTCCAGGGCGACGGGCACCAGCATGTAGGCCGGACGGATATTCAGGGTTCGCTCCCCCTCCTTCTGCAGACGCATCAGCTTGCGCGATTCGTCCAGGCTGGCCACAGAAATTGCACCCGAGCTCAGGTTCTTGTGATCGGCATGGAACAGCGCCTTTCCGTCTGAGAGTTTCGGGTTTTTGGTCAGAATGGCGTAAACCAGATCGCCAATCGTTGCTTTCGCCGCGCGCCCCATCTTCATCGGTACGTCGGTAAGCTGGTTCAGATCGTCGTTGATGATCGCCTGGCGAGTTACTGAGAAGATTTCACCATACGTGGCAAGCGCGATGGTTTCGCCTTTGTCACTGGTAGTGATGTACTTGTACTCAGCCCCTTCGCGAACCTGTCGCAGAGAAGGGAACCCACCCATACCGACACGATGCGCCGTTTTGAAGTCCGACAGCTGGCCTTTTTTGGTCCACTGCTCGAAGGTTTCCTGCGCCTCGTCCCAGCCCTGAATCAGCGCTTTGTTCGCAACATCAAGCAGAATGTTGCCAAAGTCAGAGGTGCTGTGGGTCAGCGCCAGGCCAACCATCTGCATCGGGTTGTAGCTGGCCACGCCGATACCTTTTTCTGTCAGGGCCATACGCGCATACTCGCGCAGCGTCATACCGTTATAAACGTTATCCCGCTCCTGACCTTCGAACCCGGCACGCGCCATCAGTGCCTGGCGAATACCATCCGCGACGAAGTTACCGTTGCCCGCATGAATATGCGGCTGAGTGGTTTTATTGGACGGCGTGGCCGTTTTACCGAGTTCTGCCAGCAGCAAATCTTTCGCCTTATCGACGGAGCAATCAGGGTCGGCCACACACTGATTCTGCAGTTCCATGTGCTTATTACCGAACATGGCAAAGAGATCGCCGATAGCGTTAACACGGGTTTTCTGCTCAGCCAACACCTGCGCGCGGATCGCATTTTCATCCGGTGCCGGGTCTGTTTTTGCCTGCGGTGCCTGAGGCTGGGTAATAACCGGGTCACGCTGGGTAGTGTTGCGCGGCGGGGTGATCATGTTGCGAATGCTTTTTGGCATTTTTTCAAATTCCTCAATACGTTTTGAATGAATACAGGCCATAGCCTGAAGGGATGGTGTCACCTGGTCGGCAAAACCCAGTTCAAGGCACTCGCTGCCGTTCATCCAGGTTTCGTCCTCCAGCATTGCCGCAATTTCTTCGGTGGATTTTCCGGTTTTCTGTGCATAAGCCGGGATAAGAACGGATTCAACCTTGTCGAGAAGATCCGCATAGTCGCGCATATCGCTCGCGTCACCACCAGCAAACCCCCAGGGCTTATGGATCATCATCATCGTGTTTTCAGGCATGATGACCGGATTGCCTACCATCGCAATCACCGAGGCCATGGAGGCCGCCAGACCGTCGATATGTACGGTAATCGCCGCGCCGTGGTGCTTCAGCGCGTTATAAATAGCAATTCCGTCGAAGACATCACCACCGGGCGAGTTGATATAAAGGTTGATGTGGGTGACGTCCCCAAGTGCCCGGAGATCATTGACGAACTGTTTCGCCGTTACGCCCCAGTACCCGATTTCGTCATAAATAAAAATGTCGGCCTCACTGTTATTGCTGGCCTGCATGCGGAACCACGAATTACTTTTTGCGCTGGCTTTCGGACGGTGGCGCGCCCGGTTCTTTGGCTTCGGCACTGGTGCCTCCTTTATCATTGGCGGGGTCGGTGTCAAACACCAGGCCCTGTTCACGGTTCTCGTCAACCTCAGCTTTACGGCGTGACTTAACATCATCCGGGTTGCGACCGCTGGCACGTATCCAGTCGGATTCAGTAGCAGCACCGCCGCGGATCTGCGTTTTCCAGGCATTCGCTTCTTTAACGGGATCAATCCACGGCATAACGGGCCCCGAATAAACCGCGTTATAAAGCGAGTCCATATCAATGCCTCTCGGCAGCTTGATTTCTCCGGCAGCAATAGCCATCTTGAGCCAGGCCCGGTACATGGGCCGGGTCACTGAACCGATGAACCAGTCCTGAAGAATCAGATAGCCGTCGGTTGACTCGACAAGCTCCTGCCGCTGGGCACTGTACGTTCCGTTGTAGTTTCTGGATGTGCTGGAAAAGCTGAGGCGACTGCCGGCGGACACGGCACGCAGCTGTCCGTTACGAAAAGATTCGAGGTTAGGGTTCGGGCGATCGGATTTAATCATCCCGATTTCTTCCCCGGCCTGCAGTTCGTCATAGAGCATACCGGGCTGAATCATCAGCTCGCGGTCATCGCTGCTTGAATCAGAATCGAAGCTCTGTCCGTCGCCTTTTTTGATATACATGCCGAGTGCCGCAGCAATTCTGGCAGCAGTAAGCTCCGAGTCCTCGTATTCTTTCAGCGCGCTCAGACGCATCAGAACACCAGACAAAAGAGACGTTCCGCGGGTCTGGTGCAGGCGTCGGGTGAATTTGAGATGCAGCATGTTCTCTGCATCTATCTCTTTGGTATCAAACTGACGCCCGGATACTGGCAGGCTTTTATAGACCTGATATTTTTTCGGGCGTCCCCAGTTATCGACAAAAACGCCCTGATTGAGCTGGGTGGCAGCATCGCTGTTCATCGGCACAAAGTCCGGCTCCAGCGCTTCCAGCCAGAACGGCACGCCAGCAACCGGCTGAAGACCATTTCCGGTACCGCGAACCAGCTGAGCAAATACCTCACCGTCCCGGAGCCACGTTCGCAGCATCAGCCGCTCCAGCATTGGGCGGGTAAACTGGGTTGTGACATCTGGCCTTACGGACCATTCGCCCCACTTTCGGCGGATATCAGTGGCCAGCTTTTTAGCGATCTTCCCGTTACTCAGCATCGGATGCGGTTCAACTATGATGCCCTTCGCACCCACCACCCTTTCTTCCAGCTTGTCGAAAACGCCGATCACCAGATCGTGGTTGTTATCCAGCCAGCGCGCCTGCTGCCTCAGCGAAACCGCCCCCATCTGGCTGAGCTGATCGGCTGAACGATTTTCCTTCTGGGCTTTGTGGGTACGCGTTTGCTTTACCGCCTCATACGCTTTAATAACTGCGCGGGCACGCAGGCGTGAGGCTTTCCAGCCTGGTGAAAACAGGCCAATCGCATCATCTAAAAAACTCATCCAAACCTCGCCAGCCTGTAGCCGGGTCGCCCACGGCGTTTGTTATTGAGCGTTGCCAGTCGTCGCTCCCATTCCTGACGGCCTTTTCTGATTTCCGACAGGTTTTCGAGCGTCATCTGCTGCCCGTTGAAAGTGATTGATTTCCCCTCCAGAACAGACAGCTCGGCTGCAGCATAGCGGTCGATCATGTTTTGAATATCTGCTGGATTCACACCCAACCTCCTGACGAAGACCACGGATTAGCCTGCTCGGTTACGGGCTTCTCACGTTTTGGTTTTGGTTTAGATTTCGGCGCAGGCGGCGGGGATGGCATTTCGCCAGCTTCCGTCTGCGTGTCCTCGATCCACGTTTCCCGCCGTGCCCACTCAGGAGCTGACGGCCATTTGATTTTTTCGTAACCACTAAGGATGGCGAGCGCGTCGGCATAAACGAGCAGGTCAAATGCTTCGTTTGCGCCCCGGCCGGGCTTACTCCATTTCCCTTCATTCGAGCGTTCCTCATACGTCAGTTCGTCATAGAACCAGCTGCCCAGCCAGGCGGGGAAATGCACATAGCCAGGGCCGGGTGAATCACGCCACAGCGCATTATTCACCCGGTCTTTAAGGGCATCGGTCTGGAGAAGATAAAGAGGCACATCACCAGTCGCCTGTGCGCGGCGCGTTGATCTGCCCGTGTTGTCGGGAAACGTTCGCTGGATAAGTTTGCTGCGCCTGACGCTGTCCCCTTTGAAGAGATAGATACGCTTACCCAGCCCCTCACGGCGACATCTGCGCCAGAACTTGTAGGCATTATCCGTCACGCCATCTTCGCCCCCTGAGTCCACGGCCATCGACATCAGCCGCATGCCCTTTGATGGGTCAGCTGCGAGCGGCCACGTTTTATCAAAGACGTCAGTGAGTAAAAGATCCCAGTCCTCCGGATAGCTCGCCGGATCCACCTGAATGCTTTCACCGTTGCCGTCGCAGCGCAGCGAATGCCGGATGTTGTAACGGTCAACTATCCAGCGCTCACCCATACTTCCATAACCCGTAATCTGCACAACAAAGCGCCGGTTGCGCCCGGCCTGCACGTCCACGGTCGCAGTGAGAAACTGCACGCCGTTCGGTACCGAACGTTTTGGGACGTCTTCGGCACGCTGCTCGAGCAATTCACTTTTACGCTGCTCCATGCTGGCTCGCGGCAAATAGGGCCTGCCGAAATCGGTGTTGATCACCGTCTTCAGGGTTTCTTCGCTGCGCGTGGATTCATATTCCTGCTCGGCGGTCAGAAACTTATAAATAAGCTGCGCCCAGGTCTGGTAAGCAGCTGCCGGACCTTCCATCCAGAAGGAGGCAATACGGGAACGACGGCCATCACCGCTAACCAGGCCTTTCCTGTCGATGGTTTGCCCGTCCCGGAGCCAGACACATTTCATGTTAAGCGCACGCTTCATGTCCGGTGTGATCCTGCCTTTACAGGCAGGGCACTGAAGAAACGCCGCTTCGCTGGCAAGCACAGGATCGCTGCTGTCGCGGTATCCGGTCATATTGTCCATTTCCGGCTGGAAATATTCGCCGCAATGCGGGCATGGCCAGTAAAGACGACGGCGGTCACCACGGTTATAGAGCGATAAAATTCCGGTGGTCGGAGGGGCTTCATGGGGCGTGGAGCGCCGCCATTTTGTGTCTCTGATATCCCTCCCGGGCGAGCTCTCAACCAGCGTCATCCCGGAGGACATGAATGTCGTGGTTCGTTTCGATGCCAGTGAAAAAGCATCCCCCTCCCCGTCGATATCTTCCGGAAAGCGGTCATAATCCGTCAGCGCCACACTTTTATAGTCCGAGGACGACATGATATTGACGGATGGCCAGCCCAGCTTCAGATAGTTACCGGCGCGGAATGTACGGTCGTAGACGTTGTTATCGTTACGTCTTGGGCTTAGCCGGGTTTTAACTTCAGGGCTACAGCGAAAAGTACGGTCCAGGCGTTTTTTGGAATGCTCGCGCGCTTTTTCCTCAGATACCTGAATTACAAGCATATCTGCCGGATCGCAGACAATGTTATAAACGATCCAGCCGTCAATCAGCCCGATGGTTTTACCCGTTCGCGCTGGGCCCACAAACACAACCGCATCGTATTCACGCGATGCCAGACAGTTCATCGGCTCAATCACATAGGGTGCCAGATCCGGATCCCACGGAACTGAGTTTCCCGCCCCCATTGGCACGCGCATATAAGTACTGACCGCATCGGCCACCGGCATACGACGCGGGGCTCGTAAAATACCGGAAACATCGCGGCGGATGTCCCTGGCGGATGCCCGCTTTGCCATCAGTCCTCCTCAGGCTGCTCCTCCTCTTTTCCAGCGTCCTGCACCTTCTCCGCCATCTGGTCGCGCAGATCATCGATAACGCTTTGCACACGAACTACCGCAGCAGGCGTTAAAGCACAGTCGCGCTCGAGCACATCCGGGAGGGTTTCAAGTACCATGACGACGGCTTTCGCCATCAATGAGAATTCTCGCGCCACTTCATCTGCGGGTATTAACTGCCCCGTATCCTGTTCGAACTTCAGCCTCTCGTTCTCTGCTTTCCAGTGGGACAGCCTGTCAGAAGGGGGCATATCGTCGATGTTGGCCGAAACGGTAGGGATCATCAGTTCGGTCAGAATGTCGGTCACCAGATAGAGCTTTAACTTGCTATTGCTGCCTGGAGCAGGTTCAACATTTTTCAGTCTCGCGGCAACCGTCTGACGGTGTACGCCGGTTATCCCTGCCAGCTGGTTGATATTGAGTTTTAAAGTGGCAATTTCCTGGTCCATGATGGTGAACACTTTTTGAACGATTCGACATGTTGCGAAAATGGCCTCTAATTAAATCAAAGACCTGCGCACATGATGATGATGACCCTGGATCCGAAAAACTAGCCGTTTCCCGCGAGCGCGCCGCCCCGTGGTAGGCAACCCCGCCGGGAGGACCCATAAGAAAACACAGGTCCGACCGCCGTTTTGAATTCTCTTCTAAACGACTCTAGTTTGATTTGAGTATGCAATACGCGTAAAAAAGCCCCGCATAGGCGAGGCTGGAATCAGACAGGGGGGATTAAGACTGGATATTCCAAATCATTGCGTTACCGTTATGATTTTCAATGATTTTTGCCAGTGGTGCTCCACCAAAAGAATGCATGTAGCTGTGATGTATAGTCAAAACCAAATCTTGAAGTACTTGATCACTTTCAAGTTCGGTAACATTCAACCCAATTTTCTGCGCCTTATCAAAATGAATATGACGCGAGTGGGTATAGGTTGTGTGATGGTTGTTTAACTCTGAACAAACATGTGTTGCTTTTGATTCTGCCTCAGGATCATTATCAAACATGCCTGTCATAAGCCAATGCTTAACAATCTCATTTGCCCATTTGATTGCTTTCTCACACTCGCCGATGATCGTCGGGTTTAGCTTTTGAAGAATGAACTGCCACATCTGAACAGCTGCGGGATTTTGAAAAATTTCCGTCTGCGCACGATTCCATTCTTCAATGATGGCATGGGTGGAGAAACCGTTGAACTGAGGATCAATTGGGCCAATGTTGGACTGTTTACCCATGATGATTTCATTGGCACAACATGCAAGCATAGTTCCGCAGGACATTGAAATCATAGGAACAATTGCTCTGATGTTAGTTCCAAACTTCGACCTTAAGTAATGCCCGATTGATTCCAAAGCGGCAATATCACCACCTGGAGTATGAAGTATCAAATCCAACCCTTTTGATACATCTAAACCATTGATGGCTGTCATCAACCCGTTCTTATCATCATCAGTCATCTGAGTAAGATGGCGTACTTCTGCACCACCATGCTGTAACCACCCTGAGTAATATGTGATTACATTTCTTCCAGTATGATTCGAAAGTTGAGATAAGTATTTACGGCGAACCTCATCCATAGGACTTTTATGGGCGAGAGCCGTTATCTCGCCCAGTACGTCGCTCCAATTAGGCATAAATCAGTACGTGTAAAGTTGATGACTTGTAGTTTGGTTTTGCTTCGATTGTGTAGCGGTACCTTGTGAGTACCAAACACCTGTGTTTCCACTCGTACTAGTTTGCTGTGCCATTACACGAGAAGCGAAGTTGTTAACAGTTTCACCAGTCAACATTTCTGCCGGTTTGATATTGTAAACATCGTAGAACTCAGCTGGGGTCATAATGATAGCTCCTTTTATAGCGCTACATATAGTGCCTGTGCCAAGGGGGACATACTATATGTGCCATTGTTGTCATATTTAAATGTGCAAAAAGCCTCAAAAGAGGCTTGAAAAAGATGCAAAAATACTATCTATGACGTGACTATAGCTACTTACCCACAGTTTATACAAGCCAAAAATGCTAAATTCAGATAATCCTATTCGCTGAAAAACTACACAAAAGCTACGTTCATCTTGTCATTAGATAACGTCAGTAACTTTCACTGGATCTAAGCCATTGGTGAAAAAGCTAATTGCATGATGAAGCACTGTAATGTAGCAGTTGAGGTTGTTAAATGAGAATCACCCTAACAATGTCAACGGACATTATTCATTTTCGTAACTTCTCAATCTCTCGTATACCCGCCAGGTTATTGTTGCCCTTCTCAATAACAGCCAGCAAAGGTTCAATCCAGAGGACGGCCTGGCAATACGTCATTGAGCTGGCGGCAGCGGTACTATCATCGGTTGCGTTAGTGTTCCCGGTATCGGGGTGCATTGCGCTGGCACGTAAACGGTACGCGTATTTGAGCAGCCCACCAGCGACATCAGCAGGAACAGGCAGATCACAGGTCTTTTCACGTCGGAGAATCTCCCGGTATTCGATGACAGTTTTCTCAGTACCGGCATCGATCAGCGAGTTAAGGCGGTTGGCGTTCTCTGCTATCTGGTTAAACCGATTGAAGTTGAAAGCCTGTGTAGTTATCACCGTCGCCTGCAGCGCGTTATCATTACGTAATACCCGATTCTCACTCTGTTCTGTTTCAAGAGCTGAGCGGCTACGAACCAGTAATACGCTAAGCACTGCAATAATGATTACGACAGCCACCAGCAGAACCGCAACAATCGTAATTTTTCTGGGTTTCATCAGAATACCCCCGGAACTGATACCGGAATGCCAGGGTTAAGCGGCCCGAGTCCATCCCCCAGAACCTGAGGTTTCTCTGCCCACAGGCAAACTTCACGCTCAATCTCACGCCTCGTGATTAAACCCTTCCACTGTTTGTCACCAGCATAGATCCAGCGCCGCAGTTGTTCGCATGCGCCTTTCGAATCACCCTGGTTGATTTTTCGTAACAGTGTGGAGGTTTTGAAGTTTCCCGCGCCTACGTTATACGCAAATGAGTACAGCGCCCCTCTCATCGTTTCGGGGATCGGAGCATTGATATATGGGTTAATCTGTCGGGCGACAATATTCAGGTCTTTATCCAGCAGCGCCTGGCACTCTGCTTTGGTGTAGGTCTTGCCGAGGATAATATCTTTACCAGTATGGCCCCAGCATACAGTCCACACTCCAACAACATCCCGATAAGGCTGATAGCGTACACCTTCAAGGCCATCATTACCCGTTGGGCCAGTAATCAACGCCGCAGCGATAGCAATAGCGCCAGCGGGTATCGCTGCAATAACGCTATTCTTCAGCTTTGGTGGCATAGCCATTGCGCCGATCCTCCCGTTCTTTCCAGCGGAAATACCAGTTCACTGCACAGGTAATAACAGTGCATGCGATACCGACAATAATTGCCCAGTCGCTCAGGCTTAACCCTGCAATTCTGTCGGCCAACATCCAGGACACCTCTTTTGCTGTTTTAGCTGTTTCGGCATATGCCTTCGCTGATACACCGCAGCCGGTCAGCGTGGTTCCTGTTCCATATGAAAGTCTGCTGTAAATGGTGCTCATTCTGGTCATAGCCTCACCTCCGATTTTTCGGATGGCGCTGTGTGTGTTTGAAAAGGGTCAGGCTTCACGGGCTGGATTTATCAACAAAGCACGTAGCGGATGATTCCCGTGAGCCTGAAATTGATGAATATGTCTGAAATAACTAGACCATTAGTAAAACAACTCGATAAATGTGGTTAAATGAGACTACGTTCTCACAACTTAATTAGTACCAATGATTATCAAGCCCTGCCCCTACTGCGGAAAGTTAATTAACCCAGAATCACTTGTGTGTAGCCACTGCCGGATAGTGAATCCTTTTGTGAAGGCCAGCAGAAGAGAAAAAGCGAAGAATGTATTAGTAATCGCTCTCGTTGCTGCTTTTTTAATTTGGATGATTCTCTGAGTTGCCAGTTTTCAATGAAGATAATGCGGGCAAAAAAAGCCTGCTCGGACGAACAGGCATGAAAAATAACAATACCGTCAAGGAGGTGGCGCCGGGTGCCTCCCGGTGGAACAGCCCCAGCCGACTAGTTCCGCGCAAACAAACCTGGACAAAAAAGTTTGACTGGTCGCCCCTCCGCATAGGGGGATTCACCACACGAATAGATTAACAACATGTTAATTTTCTGGTCAATAAGATATAAGCAAATGATGACATGCAGTTTTCTTATTGCTGAGTAACTTCAATCTGGTTCAGGGCTCTGCGCGGAAGGGCTTTGACGTGTCGTGCAGCACGTCTCTACCCAAGAGCCCTGACCGGATCGCAGGCATAAAAAAGCCCCGGCGGATTGCCGAGGCTAATTTTACAAACTGGTATATGACTATCATCTTCATGCCGCCACTTAAAGTTAAGGCAGCATATCAAAGTAGACTCAAATATGACGTATTTAATTGACTTTTGCAAGACCCTGCTGCGAAAAAGTCGCTTTTTGTTGTGATCGTGTTCTCACAGCACAGAGAAGAGAGTCGCTATCAAGCCGCTTAAAAATGGCGCACATAGCCCGCCAGTAATCAGCGTAGTTATGGCACCAGTTATCAGGCTTAACGCCACACAGGGCTGCAAGGTCCTGGTGCTGATATACATACTTACCCGCCAGCTCTGCTTTCACGTCCTGTGCCGCCAGCCATATCAGTTTCTTCAGCCGCTCCATCGTCTTGCCGGCCACTTTCTTAGCGCCGAGTTGATCACGGAATTCTTCCCATGCCCACTGTGTTATCGCTACCTGATACTCAAAGCGGATATTGTCGCTGTAGTTCCACAGCAACCAGGATTTCTGGTGGTCTTCCAGCGACAGGAGGGCGCGGCGCCAGCTGGCTGTCGAGTATTCAACGGGCAGAACGAGAGCGATTGAGGAACCCTTAGCGCGGGACTGGCTGCCGCTCATCGGCGGTCCATCCGGGTTAACCATTTTTTGCTTCACCTCGCTATACACCTTCTTCCGGCCACGGCTGCGCGCCGTAGCGGTAAATTGCGCGTTCTCTGCAAAAGCTACCAGTTGCCCTTTCGTCGCACCACTCAGATCGGCGGTGGCCACTATCAGCTGCTGGCGAACAAATTCCAAGTATTGAGCTGTCATGCTGCTTCTCCCAGGCGCTTATAGATACGGACGAAATTGCGTAATATTTTGTAGTCGACCAGCACGGTGCCGCGGCTACGCAGGAGGCGAAGCTTTTGCCAGCGGTCGCGGATGCGTTCGATAACGTCACGGCTCATGCGGACTCCATTTCAGTAATGGTTAGCTCAAGCCGCCCACCTTTGACGACAGGCATTCTCTTCACGCTGTAGTAGTCAACCTGCTGGTCATCGAGCCAGAAACCCGATTTCGTCAGCGCGTCGAATGCGGCCTTTTGTAGGTTGTCCAGGTCACGGCGGCGGCGATCTGGCATGTGGCACTCAATGCGGATTTTCACAGGCATAGCCAGACCGATATCCAGCATTGCGTTTTTAATGATTCGGGCGACGTTATCGCGGTATGCCTGCCCTTCTGAGCTGATGTGCGTGCGCCCGCGATTATGGCGGTAGTAGCGGTTATTGCTCGGCGGCCAGGGCAATGAAATGCGATATTGGTTCATGCTTTTATCAACCCCTCTTTCATCCAGATAACCTGCGTTCTGGCCATTCCCTCCAGCGCGCACTCCTTCGCATACTCCGCATCTACCAGGCGCGTGCGGCGGTCTATTTCATCGTGACAGGATGAACAGGCGATAGCGGCGAGCAGATCAGGCGGCTTAATCCCCGTCCCGCACAATCCAGCAATGCGGATATGGGCCAATACCGTGGTTTCAGGGTTGCCGTTGCAGACGCCCGGGATGCGAACCTGGCATTCACGACCGCGAGCTGCTTTACGAAGATTGGCCATGCTCACCCCCATATACGTTGACGAAGTGATCGCGGAGTATGCTCCGGGCGAACACAAACCGGCAGCCGGGCGCTGACCGTCCAACTCAGATAATCCGCGTTAAGGCTTTTCTCTGTGACAATGCCTCGCGCCTGATATCTGGACACTAACTGTTCGGCCTGCTCGGTTGTGCAGTCGGGATGCTGGAACCATGAGTATTTCATCGCCATCACCCCGCAAAGCTCAGCAGCTGACTGGCGGCGTTTTCAGCCTCAGCCGGCGAGTGGAACTTGCGACGCAGAATGTAGTTCCAAAGCACATTCAGCACTGATTTGTAGACGCCGTTAAACTGGCTGTCGTCCATGCTGGCGAAGGAGATCGACTTTGCGACACGACGACGGCTGCCGTCAGGCATCTGGTATTCGTCATAAAAGCCAGCCTGAATGGTTGCCCACTCGCGGAAGGATTCGAAGTGTTTCAGCAGCGCCATATCGCGGGAACGGGATATACCGACCGAGGAGAGATACATCTCCGCGGCATTCTGGAGTGCAGCGCGCTGATCGAGGTCGGATGAGAGAAAGTCGATAAAACCGGATATGAGGGTACGCTCCGCGGGCTCAATGAGACCACCGGAAGGCGTCCAGTAGTGATACCCGAGAGTCAGAAGTTTGAAGAACTTCTTGTGGAATGCGTAATTCCTGGGCTTGCGGAACTCACCGCAAAGCAGTTGCCCTACGGGGATAAGTTGCAGGTATTCGCTGGTTCCCGGCTCTGCGGGAATCAGTACGTTTTGATAACTTTTCTCAAATTGCAGTGTTTGCGCCATGTGTCCCCACTTGGCGCCGGGGTAAAGTTGTCAGTTGTCCAGACTGACCAAGTAATTATGGATGGCTGATGCTTATAAATCAATGGACAACTAATGGGTAAATTCCTTGGGAACAGGAGATATACCAGATAGAGAAATTAAATCAGGCAACTCATTGCCATGTAAAGTTCGCCCAACACCAACCGCGTAGACTTTGCCATCTACTGGAATCAAATGAACATCATATGAACGATTGAATTGTGCGTTTGGCGGCCGATGACTACTGCCTACTGATGATTCAAAAATAGTCAACCTGCTTTTTAATTCTGTATCTTCATGGATTTCTCCATCACGCCCGTATCCTACTAGCAAATATTGAATTTTATTCATTTCACCCTCGATTAATCGGCTATTTCTTAGAGTTCTGCTCGGCCATTTCAATATAGCGCGGATCGGATGCCTTGGGGAGTTGGATGCTCTGCTCGCGGTAGTAGCGGACGCGCTCCATGAAATACTCACGTAGATGCTCAGGCTGCTCTCTGGCCACCACTTCGGCGACAACCGGCATGTTCAGGCGCTCTTTGTAAGCGACGCCGGACGCTGCCAGGTCGACGTTGACCTTGTCCTGATCGTCTTTCGATTTGGCTGCAATGTTGAATTTACTCATGATTAATCATCTACATATCGCACATCCAGAACCACGTTTCCATCAAGGTCCTTTCTCACAATATGAACATCTTCCTTAAATGGCGGCTTGGTTTGCTCGATAACAGTCACTGTAGCTGTGCCAATTTTGTTCTGATTCTCATCCAGGACAATGTAACTTCTATCTATGCGGCTTGCTAAATGCCCCCTCCTGACTGTTCCATCGTCCAAAAGAGTGTAGCCAGCTTCAAGGTTCATTTTTTCTTTAAACATAAATCCCCCTCAGGTTATGAAGGGGATTATATATCACTAACAGATTAGCTGCGCGGCTTTGCGTTCTGCGGGGGATTTAGCCACGAATCGCACTCCACGCCAGATTGATTAATGACTCCCAGGCAATATAAACCCGGATACCAGCAACCAGGCCGAAGCCAATCACCATGGCATAAAGCAGAGCATTGCACTTGGTCATCACCTCACCTCCTGCGGCGCTGCTGGCAGCGGCATCCAGTGGGTGATTTTCTCTGGCTCCCAGCACTGCCAATGACCATACATGGCATGATGAACTCGCTTATACATTCCGTCGAATGTGAGAACAGATACATCATTCTCCGGCATCCGCTCGCTTACCGGAATCCATTTACCCGGCACGGTGGCAGGGTCACTGCCGGGAGACTGCGGGGCGGCTGCGAGCTCACGAACAATGCGCTTAATGCTGTCGATACGGTCATCATCAACAGGGTCTACCGTTTCAATCCGATCAAGCATCATCAGCGCTGCGTTTGCTTTATCGTTGCATGTCCAACCATCCGGAATCACCTGAGAGTTGCCAGCCTCATAAGCTACGCGCATCCAGTGATAAAAAGCTTCAGAGGTAACACAGCCGCAATCAACCTCAATGACGCCGTTTTGTTGCGATAACCATTCTTCGAATTTCATGACTTACCTCCGTTGAGCATGGCGGCGCGTAGAACCCGCGCAATGCGTTCACGAAGTTGCTGTGTCCCATGATATTCAATCGCAATATCGCGCAACTGATTAACCAGTTCGCGGATTTGATGGTCTTTCGGCACTACCGTCGCTGGCTGCGCGTGGCGACAGAGAAGCACATCTCCCATCTCTTCGCGCTCAGGAGGCCACACATCGGCATCAGCACCACTTAGGAGATAATCAAGGTTAGCCAGGTCAATTACCGCCACCGGCTCGCTGTCCGCTACCGGCTGCGCTGGCGGCATATCTGGACCTTTGCGAATAGCTTTTGCCAGCTCGATAGGGTCATCGTAAAGCCAGTCTCCGGTTTCAGGGTGGTTGGCTTCCGCCAGTTTGGCGGCCCACTCCAGACCGTCTTTGTGTCCCTGTAGGTAGTCGATAGGCAAACACTCAGACTCGCTGTCCATTGCGGCCAGAGCCATGCGGGCTAGTTCCTGCACCTCTTCGTGCGTACACTTCACCCATGCGCCAGGATTTGCTATCTGAGCTATTCGCTCTCTGGTTATGGTTGATTTGGTCATTTGTCGGCCCCATCGCGCAGCTGCTGGGCGAATAATCTTGCTTGCTTAGCCGTGTATTTCAGCGTCTCAGAAGACTCCCCGTGATCGTAAAACTCCTCTTCATCACCAACTTTTTCTGTCATCGCTGCAAACTCTTCCACCCCATCAGCCTTAATCCCGACTACGAAGCGATCTGTGGCGGGGGTTTCTACTGCTGTCAAATTAGCCCGGTGGTCATTCCATCCGCGCGCATATATCGGGTTTATAGACATGCCGTCCTTCACGCAATACCGCTGTCCACCACGATTGATAACTTCAATTTCTTCCGCAACGGCTGCCTTCAGCGCCACATTCTCCGCAGACAGCTGCTCAACCTGAGACTTAAGCGCCTGAATTGCCGTATCCCGTAGAGCCCGCAACGAGCGAATTTCGTTGGCTACCGACGCAGGGCCATCCTCGCCGCAAGCTTCCATCATGGTCTTTTCCCATACAAGCTCTGCATTCAGCGCCGCATCACGCTCGCCAGCAACACGAATCGCCCAGCGCATAACGTCCAGATACTTCTGCTCTCTGATCGACAGCTCGCCTGCGCTCTCCAAGAAGGCGATGAGCTCGTTTACTGCCTGTAGTGTGATAGTCATGCTGATGTTCTCCCGTAAACAGCCAGTACCCGCTTCATCGCCGGGCTTTGCCGACACTCGTTAAAAATCTGATTGGTGCTCTTCCTGCCTGAAATTTCTTCTTCAGTGGCCAACCGGTAGTAAACCGTACGCCACACCCGAGCTTCCGCTACCAGCACCCCCTGCTTTGCCAGGATATTTGCAGCCTGGTTGATGCAGGTATGCGTCATTCCTGAAGCCGCGGCGACATCTGGAGAGCTGCAGGTTTTATGCGTTTTCAGGTAGTTCAGAATTGCGTCTTTGCCTGTCATCATTGCCACCTGTTCTCAAGAAGCGCCTGTCCGTTGCGAATGAGCTTGGCCTTGTCCTTCTCGCCAATCAGAAATGGCATTGGTTCGCGCAGGAATCCCGCGCGCATGTTCTGCGCATCATCCATGCCGATCATCACCGTTTCGCACTTGCTGACGCCGGTTATCAGGTAAGAGCGGTAACGCTTTTCGAACTCGCGGGAACGGAACGGCAATTCCTCTTCGCTCATCCCGGCAAATTCAATCCACCCACCCATATCGGCAATGACCGCATGGATGATCGGATCATCAAACACAACGCTGTTGCGGCGCCCATAACTGCAGATTGCCCTGTATGCTTTCGACCAGGCCATCAGCGCTTTGCCATCTTTGTTGCCTTCGATGTGACGAAGAAGATCCGCAGGCTTAGGGAAAAACTGGCCGTTGTCGGTATCGCGGGTATGCCCCTGGAAGGAGCGCATCACATCTTCAACCGGGTAAGGCTTGAGGGCATTCCAGTAAATACCCACCATCACCTCGGATATATCCTTTCCGTAAATCTCGCCGATCGCTGCCATGGACTGGGCGAACTTTGGTTTTTCAGAATCGTTCATCAGAAAAGTTCTCCTGAATCAGTGCCGCCAGCCCAGCGCTGGAGGGTTTCAAGGTTGCGAGCCGTTGTGGCTGAGTACTGGCCCTGAGCAATTGCCATTGCGTGAGCATCGCCGGCCATATCACGAAGTTTTTCGACCTGAGCAGCGTCTCGCAGGAGCGTCTCAATGCCGTCATAGCGCTTTCTGGAAGGGTTCTTTCCCATAAGCCACGGATCGCCTTTTGCGCCAGTTATGGCCCGGCACAGCTCGTCCACAGTGAAGCCTTCCGCCAGTCGCGCCTTGATGCGCTTGCGGCGTTTGTCGTCGAGTTTTGCTGACGGGTGGTCATGTTCTTTCTGCCAGTGGGTGAAAACCAGTCTTACAGGGTCGGTCTTCGGCTGCTCCTGAATAACCGGATCGGGATCTGGTTTTCCACACTCGTCCCCAGCGGGGACTATAGGGGTTAGATCTGTTTTTATATTTGTCTTTGAAAGAATGTCTTTGGTGTTCCCTGTTTCCGGGGATACCTTTCCCTGTTTTTGGGGATGGTTATCCCTGTTTTCAGGGATGGTTGGCGCGGCTATTCTGCTATCCCTAATTTCAGGGATGGTGATAACCTGCGTTTCAACTTCAGCGACCGGAAAACTCACCGGACATTTAGGGCATTTCGGTTTGGTATAAGCCCATGCATCCAGACAGGTGTTGATCCCGATGTATCGTGTTTGCCCAATCCTGCGAACCTTGATGATGTTGCGATAAGCAAGGCTGAGAACCGCTTCAGAAACGTGCTTAACCGCCAGCATGGTTTTGTCAGCGATGAGGCTGTTAGCGATCCGGTCTTCTTTTTTCGACCAGCCATACGTCAGGCGAACAATTGCATTCAGCACGCGAAATTCGCGCCCCGAAAGCTCCACTACACACAAGGCGTCCTGAATCTGGTTAGCAAGGCGCAGATAGCCATTGTCCAGATCAGCCATGCGACTCTCCTGCTGTACCTTTTCCGGCACAGGGAAATTGATTACTTCGGCAGTATTTGCCATAATTACTCCTGTGAATTTGTTCAGTTAATTCGCGTAGAAAGCCGTTAGTGTTCCCGCACTGCGGCTTTCGCCCTTCTGTTTCCACTCATGCTTCAAAATCACCTTTCTCTCCCGGCCTGTTAGAAATCAGGATGGCCAGCAGTAGCGACATGTTCGGCAGCAGACTTTCCCGCCAGCGACTCACCGTCGACTTATTCACTCCGGCCACTTTGGCGATATTCGTGGTTCCCAGTTCAGCTATCTGGCTGTGTAACCAGCTTTCTATCCTGCGAGCCTCCACTTTGTTGCGTGTCGTTGAACGCTCCATTTGTGATACTTCCTCTGGTGGTGTTTGGAATGGCTGAATTACTCAGTCAGAACCCGCTGACTGCTCAATTCAGCTTTGTTTAATCAGGATTTCTGTTATGTGGGAAAGGCTTGATCTCCTCAGCCTTAATTTTTCCATCAGGCAGGGTGTTAACGAAAATCTTCCGCCCTACCCGGATAGCTTTACTAATTGCGGTCTGGTGAACGCCGATGGCATCAGCAGCTCTTGCCTGTCCAACTTCGTCAACGTATTCAGCTAAAGAAATTTTCATGTGGTTAGCTCCTATCAACTCATGAGTAAACAATACCACAAGTATTAAACATTGCAATACCGCTAGTATTTTTAAAATAAGAACATTGGTATTACTATTTGAAAATGGAAAAGAAAAAGACACTGACATCGGCTCAGATCGCTGACGCAGAAAGGCTGAAAGCCCTCTATGAAGCCAAGAAAAAAGAGCTTGGGATAACACAGCAATCAATAGCTGACATGCTAGACATATCTCAGGGGGGCGTTGGGCATTACTTGAATGGCAGGAATGCCCTTAATGCTGCCGTGGCTGCTGTTTTTGCCAGAGCCCTCCAGGTGGATGTCTCTGATTTTAGCCCCAGCCTTGCGAAAGAAATATCTGCAATGAGTGCTTCCGCTACATCGAATGCCAAGTATGCAGGCCAGTACACCCCAGGCATTAAATACCCTGTATTAAGCAAGATTCAGGCTGGGCATTGGTCGGAAGCGTGCGAGCCGTATGCACTTAAAGATATCGATCTATGGCTAGAATCAGACGCTCACATCCAGGGGGATGCGTTCTGGTTGTTGGTCGAGGGGGAATCCATGACTGCCCCGGTCGGGCTCAGCATACCAGAGGGTACCTACGTTTTGTTTGATACCGGCCGAGAGCCAGTAAATGGCAGCCTTGTGATCGCAAAGCTATCCGAATCAAACGAAGCGACATTCAAAAAGCTGATTATTGATGGGGGCCAGAAGTACCTGAAGGGCTTAAACCCTCAATGGCCATTGGTTCCCATCAATGGGAATTGCCGGATCATTGGTGTGGCTGTAGAAACTAAGTTGAGACTTGTGTGATCAGCAGCATGCCGCGGACGTACAGGAAGCATGGGTAGCAGATTAACAGTGGCCTGAAGAGACGTTTGGGTGATGAGAGAATATCTGATAGTAGGCGTGGTTACTTTGCTCTCGGTTGTTGCGATCGTGCTTATGGTGGCCTGAAGAGACGTTTGGGTGATGGGCAAGGTGTTCTGGTCGGCGCATAGCTGGTGAAAAAATTATTTAATGCGGTGTATTGG